CTTTGATGGGTACAAAAGAGTATGGTCTTCCGGGGCAGCCCGGTTTTGATTCATTTGACCCCAACAACCCCCGTGTTGGTGGCGGTCTTTTTGGAACTATGTTTGGCGGGGTAAATCCATCACAGGTAAAACAAAAAGCGGTGCAGGGCATAGAGTCACTTCGTCAGTCATTTGCTCCTAACGTACCTGCCCCAGCTTCGGGTCAAGTCGCTCCCTTAGACCTAATGGGTTTTGAACAACGATTTAGTCAAACCCCCGCACTAAGTCAGCATCCCCTGACTGGGGAGACGACAGCAACCGTCCCCGGTCAAAGAGTTAGTACAGTCAGCACAACCGGCGGTATCGATGCTGCGACAGCTAAAAAAGCCGATGACATTTTAGGGCCGACTTCTTTATCTTACGATTTCTACACCGACCCCGAAGTAAGTGTAGCGTACCCACAAGCTTCTGTTGGAACCCAGCAAGTTGCAGGAAGTCTTTTTGACAGCTTGTTCAGGGATCCTAATATTTCTCCAGAGGCTAGAGAAATATTAAAAGAAAAAGGTATGACAATAGACGACCTGTTTGCTCCTAAGACACCGGCACCAGAACCAGAGAAGCCAGATCTTTTGGACATGATTCGGGGAGTTACGCAGACAAGCGCCCTCGGTGGTCCGGCAACAGCAAACCAGCTTGCTTTCGACGCAACTGGAATGAGCAGATACGGTAATTCTTATATAGCTAACAACTATGGTATTATGGACAAAGCTGCAAACGCAATTCCGGGGCTGGCGGATACTCTTAGAAGTATGGGCATAGATATAGCAACGCCGCCTACGGCTAAAATATATTCCCCCCCAACCAGCTCAAACGCTTTTTCTAGGTTGATAGGTAGATAAAAAAATGAGAATCGAAATTAAACTAATCCCCGATGGGTTGGATCTAACAAGAGCGATTCAGGACGGTATGCCTGTTGATAAAATGCAGGATGCATGTCCTATTGCTACTCAAGATCTAGAGACTAACGAAGAAAACAAACGTCTTGCTATCAAAGAGCACCAGTATGGCCCGGCAATTAACCCGGAAGATAGCTGTGGAACGTGTGCCGTGTTTAATGTAACAGAGCACATGCAGCAGTGTATGAAGGACGAAACCGGAGAAATCGGTTATTGTCAGTTGCTTAAGTTTATGTGCAGTGCTAGAAACAGTTGTGCAGCATGGGAAGAAGGCGGTCCAATGACGGACATGCCAGACGAGCACGGATCTACATGTGCTTGTGGGAAACCAGACTGCGACTGTGGAGAGTAAATGGACGTATCTTCTTTTGTTTCAAGGTACAGAAAAGCCTTGAAAAACCGCATAGAAGACATTAGTGTCTCTATAACAAGTGGTGGGGTTTCTAATATGGAAAACTACCGCGCATCCGTAGGTGAGATTCAGGGGCTCACCTATGCACTTGATGAACTTCACGCCCTGCTACAAAAGGTTAGTTATGACGAAGACTCTGATAGTACCTGATTACATCCTCGCTCAACGCGAGGCAAAAAAGAAAGCCGAAGAGGCCGCTAAAGAAAAATCCCTCAAAGAAAGAGTACCACAACCAACCGGATGGCGAATTCTTGTCATGCCGTATATGGGTCGTGAGAAAACTGAAGGGGGTGTTTATGTACCCGATCAAGCAAGAGAGCGTGAGTCACGCGCAACAGTAGTTGCGTATGTGCTTAAGGTTGGCCCTTTGGCATACAAGGACATTGATAAGTTTGGCGAAGCTGGACCGTGGTGTTCTGAGGGTGATTGGGTGTGTATCGGACGTTATGCTGGATCTCGATTTAATATCGAGGGCGGTGAAGTCCGTATTATTAACGATGACGAGGTCATCGCAACCATCGTCGACCCCGACGATATAAAAACATACGGAGCTTAGTATGCAAGAAGAATTGACCGAAAACGAAGAACTTGAGGTTATCGCCGAGGACGAAGAAGGTGGTGAGGTCGAAGAGCAAAAGGAAGAGCTTAAGGCTGATGATCAAGCAGAGTCTAAGGACGATGATGATGAATTAGAAAATTATTCCGAGTCTGTTCAGCGTCGTATTCGCAAACTTACAAGTAAGTATCGTGAAGAAGAGCGGCAGAGACAGGCAGCTATTGAATACGCTGAGGCAGTAAAAAGACAGAATGATGAACTGCAGCAGCGTTTAACAAAATTAGATGAGTCTTATGTTGGTGAGTTTGGGACACGGTTGGAGTCTCAAGTAATAGCAGCGAAAGAGGCTTACAGAAAAGCCCACGAAGAGGGTGATGTTGACGCCATGTTTGAGGCGCAAGAAAACATCAGCCGTCTTGCAATGGAGCGTTCTCGCTACGATCAAATTAAACAGCGTAACGAAGCGGTGCCAGCCGCGCAAGAAGCTCAAGCACAACCAGCCGCGCAAAGACCACAACCTGCTAGACCAGATCCAAAAGCCGAAGCTTGGGCATCTAAAAACGATTGGTTTGGGAGCGACCAGACCATGACGTATGCCGCTTTCGGCATACATCGCCAACTAATTGAGGATGAGGGGTTTGACCCAACGTCCGATGAGTACTATACTGAGTTAGATCGCAGAGTCCGAGTTGAGTTTCCACACAAGTTTCAAAACTCAAAACGGGATGCGGGACCCAGAGTCGCTTCTGCTGAGTCCACGGCTTCTAAGTCGTCATCTAAGGGGCGCAGAACAGTCAAATTGACTCCTTCGCAAATTGCGATTGCGAAACGTCTGAATGTTCCGCTTGAAGAATATGCAAAGTATGTGAAGGAGTAGAACAATGACTGATAGAACATCTCGCGAAGCAACATCTCGCGCAAAAACTACACGGCGTAAGCCGTGGACACCGCCTTCTAAGTTGGAGGCACCTGAAGCACCAGCAGGCTACAAGCATCGTTGGATTCGTACATCTATTCGTGGCGAAGATGACAAGCTTAATGTGAATGCTAGGCTTCGTGAAGGTTGGGAACCAGTGCGGGCAGAAGAATATCCTGAGCTGGCTGACCGTTTTCCAACAATTGAAGATGGTAAACATGCTGGGGTTATTGGGGTAGGCGGATTAATGCTTGCTCGAATCCCAGAAGAAACGGTAGATGAAAGAACTGAATATTTCCGGGAGCAGACCCGCAATCAAATGAAAGCCGTGGACGATAACCTGATGAGGGAACAACACCCCTCAATGCCGATTCATAATGAACGGAAAAGTCGTGTATCATTCGGGGGCAAGGACTAACCCCCACACTTGATAAGGAGTAAGCAATGGCAAACACTAATGTTGCCTTCGGCCTCAAGCCGATCAATACCGCAGGTAGCGCTCCAGCTACTCAAGGTACTAATGCATACTTCATCGACAGCAGCGCAAGCGCGATCTATCAGGGGTCAATGGTTAAAGCGGATAACGGTGGTGAAATCGTTATTTGTTCTGCAACCGGTGACACTGAGGCTCCCGTAGGCGTTTTTGCTGGATGTGAGTATGTTTCTTCCGTGACTGGTAAGAAAGTCTTTTCAAACTACTGGCCCGGTTCAGGTGCTAACACTAACTTCGATATCATCGGATATGTGTATGACAACCCGCTCCAGCGCTTTGTAATTGCGACAGACGCAACCATCACAAACAAAGCTACTGCTGTAGCAGCCATTTTTGAGAACTCACAGTTCAATAATGGCGCAAGCGGCAGCACAACCACTGGCATTTCTAGCGCACAGCTTGATGTTGCAACTCTTGACGCAGCCAACGCTTCTCTTCCTTTGAAGATTGTTGGTATTCTTGATGATCCAGAGAATGCAGACTTCACTGCCGCCGGTATTCCTATGATTGTGATGCTTAATAACCACGCACTGCTTCAGTCTAATTCTGAAGCTGCAATCGCTTAAGGGAGTTTAGATATGGCTATTTCTCGCGCACAACTCGCCAAAGAACTAGAGCCCGGTCTAAATGCTCTCTTTGGTATGGAATACAACCGGTACGAGAACCAGCATTCCGAAATCTTCGACACCGAGTCATCAGACCGGGCATTTGAAGAAGAGGTAATGTTATCTGGATTCGGGGCTGCACCGACTAAAGGTGAAGGCACAGGTGTATCATACGATGATGCACAGGAAGCCTACACTGCTCGGTACAACCACGAGACAGTTGCTATGGCCTTCTCAATCACTGAGGAAGCTGTAGAAGACAATCTTTATGATCGTCTGGCATCTCGTTACACTCGTGCCCTCGCTCGTTCGATGGCTCACACAAAGCAGGTTAAAGCTGCATCGATCCTGAACAACGCATTCTCTGCCGGCGCATTTGCTGGTGGTGACGGTGTTGCTCTTTGTGATGCTTCTCACCCGCTCACATCTGGCGGTACTTTTGCCAACGAACCAGCAGTCGCTGCTGATTTGAACGAAACTTCTTTGGAAGACGCTCTTATCAACATCGCAGGTTTCGTTGATGAGCGCGGCCTGATTGTTGCCCTCCGTGGCATGAAGCTGATCATTCCTCGTCAGCTTCAGTTTGTTGCCGAGCGTCTGCTCGTATCAAACCTCCGGGTTGGTACAGCCGACAACGACATCAACGCCATCAAGTCTTCAGGAATGCTGCCAGAAGGTTATGTAGTCAACGACTTCCTGACCGACACTGACGCCTTCTTCATCAAGACTGATGCGCCAAACGGCTTCAAGCACTTTGAGCGTACAGCCCTGTCAACTGCAATGGACCCAGACTTCGACACTGGCAACATGCGGTTTAAGGCTCGTGAGCGTTACAGCTTCGGCTTCTCAGACCCACGCGCTGTGTTCGGTTCACCGGGCGCATAAGCGTAGGCAAAATGAATACAAAGGGCGGCTTTCATGCCGCCCTTTTTTGTTGTATATTAAGTTATCCCTGACAGCCCGGGTTTGGGCTGACACTAGCCACGACAGGAGATCTAAATGGCTTTATCTACTTTCTCAGGACCAGTGCGTTCAAACGCTGGCTTCCAAATCCCCGTTGTAACCACTGCTAATCTGCCAGCCTTTGGCGATGTTGCCGTTGGAACCGTGTATATGGTTTCTGACAACGGTGCAGGTAACAACGAATACTGCATCGTAATTAACACAGGTGCCGCTTGGGTAACCGCTGTAGGCGCAGCACTTAGCTAAACAGGAGGCTTAGATGGCTGGTCCAGTAAAAGCCTATAGTGCTACAGCGACAGGGGCAGTAGGTCCGGGTCGCTCACGCATTAAACAGATTGTTATGTACGCTACCGCTGCTGGTGCGTTTACGCTAACCGACGGTAACGGCGGTGCGACATTGCTTACACAAAAATTTCCCGCTGGTCAGAATGCGCTTAACATTCCGGGCGACGGTATAATTGCTGAAAGCGGTGTTTATGTAAGCGCTATCTCAGGTACAGGTGCCGAACTAACAATCTTTTTGGCGTAAAAAAAATGTCTGCTCACGAGATACGATCTATAACTCAAGTCGGCACAAGCGAACCGTTTGAGCTACAGATCGCTCGTGGGCAGATTCCCGGACATAGAGCACTCCATAAGTTTGGCGCAGTTCCTTCTATGTCGATCAATACAACTGGCACTGTGTGGGACATAAGCGACACAATGTATCCTTGGTCAGCCTTTGCCTCTGCTGGAACACTTACAGTAGATCGTGATAATGCTGGGGATGCAGGCAAAACCATTACGATTATTGGTTTGGACGCAAACTACAACGACATCTCAGAAAACGTAACGCTGACTGCTGCTACAGGTAATACAACAACGCAGTCGTTTATTCGCGTATACAGAAGCTATATGTACAATGGCTCTGCCACCAATATCGGAAATATTGATATTAAGAAGGGCGTTACAACAGTAGCTCGTATTACC